CTTCCTCTCCTAGTTATTCCTTGAGAAAATGCTAACATTTCCCCATCTACTACTTTTAAAAACGGAATTACTCCCGTACTTTCAGAGCCGTTACTGGTTGAAGAACCTACGCCTCTAACTTTACCCCAGTTGCCCCCAATACCTCCACCTACGGAAGATAGAAAAGCATTTTCAGTATAATGAGAGGTTATTCCCCCTCTACTATCTTCTACATGATTCAGAAAACAACTAATAGGCATACCTCTTTTAGTGCCCCCATTACTTAGAACAGGAGTAGAAAACATAAACCATAACTTGCTAGCATAATCATACAATCTTTGAGCATGATCTTCATCATCCGAAAAAGCTGTAGCAGCGCGTGCAAAAGCGTCTTGGGGGGAAACTTCATGCTTTAATAAATATCTATCATTCAGAGTTTTTATACTGAACTCAGATAAGTACTTATCCCTATTGTAGTAAATATCCATCTATAAGTCTCCGGTCTATCTCTGATGTATTATCAGGTCCTATTGCATCATCACAATATGTTATTAAATCCATTAATTGATAATTTGTAAGGAGTACCTCACCATTAGCATTTAACTCTTGCATGTGTTTATACTTACTATCTATAGGCAGTTTATCATAAATATCGTATGCGCTTCCAAAGTCGTTTATAAGACCAACTGCTCTTTTAGGGCCGATACCTGTAATTCCTGCTACATTATCTCCTTTATCTCCTACTAAACATTTATATGATATATAGTTTTCTCTATCTACTTCGTAGTGTTCTTTCCAGTTATCTACTGTTATTTCTTTTCTCGTGACATAAGAGAACCTGGATACCCCTTCTTGTACTAATAAATCCCAATCTCTATCACTAGAAATTAACCAGATATTTCCATATTTAAACTTATCTCTATGTTTTACTAAGTAAGCTGCAATATCATCTGCTTCTACTCCTCTAAATCTAAGTACTGGATAATACTTGGATAGTTGTACTAAAGTTTTTTCATACTCTTCGAAAAAATCTTCAAATTCTTTTTTCTGTTCATCTGTTTGTTCTGCATATTTATCTTTTCTACTTTGTTTATAATCAGCACTTATGGCTTTTCTAAATGTAGATGTTCCTAAATCTGAGGTGATAACTATCTTATCACTCTTATAAGAATTAGCAAGAGATTGTACAGTTCTTATGAATTCTTCGCAAAAATCAGTTCTTTTCTGATGTTTCCATCTAAAAGCTAAATTTAACGAATCTACTATTAATACTGAACCCGAATCTTTTTCGAGCATTTTTGAAAAATTAAACGCCATCTTGTATGAACTCTGTTTGTTCTGAGCTTAACCACTCTTCTGCCAATAATACATAGCAATTTAACCAAGAGATAAACATATATTTACAATTCTTTGGTTTATGTTCAGTTGCTACAAATACTTTAGATCTATTATATTTGAAAAATAACAAAGGCTGTTGGCCTCCGTGTTCTGCTTGTAATACTACTTTTTTCCACCACCGAATAAGATTATTAGTTTTTTCGGCAGTAAATATTCTATCGGTTAAGGGAGACTCCGAATAGTTCTTTACTTCTATACAGTAATGATTTTTTGCATGGGGTACATATATATCCCCTTTTAAGTACTCTAGTGCTCCAGAAGCGGGAACTCTTTCAAATTTTAAACCCGTATACTCCCTCAACATATCTCTTACTAGGTACTCACCTCTTGCGCCTTTTGCTCTTGAATCTACCATTATTGATATAACCTACTTATATTTTGTTCCTTTACTATTTCTATCTTATCTAGAAGTGGGTGTGTCCAACCATGGCTAACTACATAAGTATTTAGATTTTCTTCTTGAGTTAAAACCTCTACCAGTTTTTCTCTTCCTAGATCATCTAATACACTGACTACTTCATCTAAAAATAATATATTAATTCTTGACTTAGAAATACTACTCATTAACTTACGAATTGCTATTAATGTTGCAGTATTTACTCGAGCCAGTTCTCCTGAAGATAACGCTAAAATATCTACTATCTTACTATTATCAGTTATTTGTACATTTAATTTATCATTTAAAACTATAAATTCAAGCGTAAATCTACCATCAGAAAACTCAGCTAAATAAGTGTTGACTAATTCTTCTAACTCTTTAACTAAGTTCTCTATTTTATACGCTAGTAGACCATTTGTACTAAATGCTTTTTTAAGTAGCTCTAAATTAATGAATACTTTATTATGTTTATTTAATTCTTTTTCGGCTTCATTTAGTTGGGCTTTGAAAGCGTCTGTTTGCTCTTGAATTATTTGGATTCTTGTGTTATTTCTTGTGCGCTTTTCATTTTCTTTTGAGATTTCTCCCAATTTTTCTTTTGCTTCATGAATTCTTTTACGAACTCTTGTAATGCTACTACTAAGCTCATTACCGTCCACTTGCTCACTTGATAAGCTATGGTCAATACGACTATACAAATCTTCCCAATCTTTTTGAATATTGACTTTAGTTTTGTATTCAGAATTGTTAGCTTTGATTCTTTCGATTTCTCTGGATATGTCGCCACGTTGTTCCTTTGCTCCTTCTATAGTATCTATTTCGGTTTGTATCAAGTCTTTTTTAAATGCTCTATCTACTGTTTGTTCACACGTAGGGCACTTATCCCCTAACTTTAATAACTTTTCCAATAGTTTATTAGCATTGACTATAGAAGCATTTATACTACCTTCTTTAGTTTGTAAACTGTCATATGATAGTGCTTCAACGGCTTTTATTAAATTAGCTTTAGTAATATCTATCTGTTTAAATAAGTCTTTATAACTATTATTAGTTTTTATCTTTTTGTTTTTTTCTGAAATATTTTCAAATTCTAATAATAAAGACCTCAGAGCTTCTTCGTCTTGATTCGTGTCAATTTCTAAATTTAACATTGGAAGTATGGTAGTACTCTCCAATTTATTGTCTTTTAACCACTTCTCTACCGTGGCTATAGCGGCATTTATCTCAGTAATCTTAGCATTAGCGTGTCTAGAGGCTTCTTTAAATACCTCAAACAATACGACATATTCTTCCAAGTGCAATAAATCAATTAAAAACTTTTTTCTATTCGTATCCGTAGCAGTTAAAAATTGTAAACTACTATTAGTGTTCTGATAAACTAATTGACTAAATGTTTTGAAATCTATACCTAAGACGTCCTGGAGAGTCTTGTAGGTATTTGTAGCGGTGTGACTAGATATATCTTCGCCATCTTTTAATAATTTTACTTTTATACTTGCTTTTCTATTTACAACTACTTCGTATAAAGTATCTTCTTTAGTAAAAGTTAGATAAATATCATACCCGTTATTGACATATCTATTAGGAATATCTGCTTTTTTTATTCCTTTTGAGTTCTTATTATATAATACTTCTTCAATAATCAATGGAATGGAAGATTTACCCATTCCATTTTTACCAATTATTTGCGTAACATTACTACTGTCTAGATCAAGCTCATTATTACTACCATAGCTAAAGCAGTTATTCCATTTGAGCTTTTTGAGAGTAATCATTAAATGTTCCTATGATTTCGGATACGTTATTAGGGTCTATTTCTAGTATATAATTCAGATATTCTATTAGTTCCTCTTCTATAGTCATGTCTTTATCTATTAGAAGAGCTGCTTCAGAATTTCTTTTTACTACTTTTTTGTCTAGTAATTCTGAATTCTTAATGGATGCCAATTGTTGAATATCTCCTTCTATCTCATAGATAGTATGATTATACTCTGTAGGAATCATTTCTTCAGCGGTTTTTACTGTTTTTCTAATTAACTGAGGTAAATGAAACTCATCCCACATCCAATCCCAAGTATTCTCGGCAATGAGTAAAAATCCTGTTTTCACTTCGGCTCTATGAAAATAGGTAGTTACAGGACTACCAGGATAAACTATGTTTCTTTGTGTATTACTGTGTGCGTGTAAATCTCCTGCAAATACAACTGGAAATGGGTCAAATCTACTCAAATCAACTTCAGGTTTCACATGAGGGGGTATCTCACCCCTCACATGAGTAAAGATTGGCCAGTCAGTATTGAACTGTTCGATACTATTATCTTTATGAAGATCCGCATACGGAAGAATACTAAAACCCATTTCCTTATTTTCATAAGATGAATCAATGACTGTAACTAAAGGATTTATACTTTGGGTTACGTCTTTGAGTTGGGTAAAAAATGTTTTATTCTTTCGTGTAGCTTCATGATTACCATCATAAATTATGGTGGGTCTCTGTACTTTAGAGATAAATGAAAAGTATAATTCTAGCTCTTCCATAGTAGGCAACCTATCAAATAAGTCGCCCCCTATGATGTGCATCTTACACGTTTTTTCTTTTTCTCTTATTGCTTCAAAAAATAACTCGTATCGATTCAACGCCCATTCTTTAGGAACGTTTTTCTGGCCTAACTTTAGATGCCAATCGGCAGTAAATAGAATCATGCCACATCAAATTCATCTTCAAGAGTTTCATCTATTTCTTGAACCGATGCTTTTCTGATGCTGTCCAGAAGCTCTTTTTGAGCATCGGGAGTTGGTCTAGCCATAACATCATCCATAGACTTGATTTCGGCAACAGATGCTTTCTCGTCTTCAGTTAAAGCTCTTGGCTTGCATTTCAGAACTTGAAGTTGGTACTCTACGTTATAAGCTAAAGGACCGGTTTTTACTCTTTTGAAACAGATATCCCAACCTGATTCATAATCAGTAGGATCGCCTAAATCTTCTGCGGCAATCATGATTTGTTCCCATAATTTTTTCTTTAGATTTAGAACTTTAACTTTGCCATCGTTTGGGTCGATGCATTGAGTAGCGTAGCTCCAGCCACACTTGAGATCAGGGTAGTACTCACGTATCCAATCCTTTTCTTTGTTATTAAATCGTTCAATGTTTCTATCGAAAGAAAGACATTCAAAAGGAATGTTCTTTTTGTTATTTCCTTCTATCCAATAAACGTACCTAGCGAGTATGTCGCCTACGACGCGGACCTTGTTATCACCATCTCGATAAGTATAACTTTCGATAGAGTTCTTTTGGGCCGAGCCCTTTTGTTGGTTAAATGATATAGCCATTAGTGTTTCTCCTTTGGGACTTCTTCATATAGAAAATGAACTAAGTTCTTGTCATCAATATGAAGTAGACTATTTGTGTGAATGTTTTCAACAAGATAATCTGCATATGGAACGTGCAGTAATTCTAATGTTGTGGTTTGTGTTGCGGCATAATCAGAAATACTTCTAAATGAAGCAGTTGCTATGTATGCAGCTATTTCCTTGTAGGAATGTTTGTACGAATTGTATAATAATACATCTGGGTGTGCTAGATAACTTAGTCCATTAAAATCCATATTGCTATACCGATAAAGTTTGTCTCCTTTGTGTGTGGGGATAGACCTCTTTACCAGCATTTCAAATATATTAAAAATCTCTAAGCTCTTACCGCCAGATATTCTATGTATCTTTTGCCAATCGTACAACAGCATATATTATATCAATTCTTAAGGTTAATGTCAAGAACTATTTTTCAAAGCTCTTTTATTTGATATCCTTGTTTCATATAGTATCCAACTCTATTAGACGCTTGTCTTCTAGCCGTCTCCCCTTTAAGGTGAATATCAATAATTACAGGAGTTAGTTTATTTTCTTCTTTTCTAATAATTCGACCTATTAGCTGGGTTAATAAAGGGTCATTATTAATAGGAGTACCTAGGATTAAGCAACTTAATTCATTTATAGAAATCCCTTCTGAAAAGATTGCTTGTGTGCCATATAATACGTTTTTATTTCCAAATCGAAGTTCGTTTATTAATCTTTCTCGTTCGTCTTGGAGAACCTCACCTGTAACACAAATGGCTTTGTCTCCTGTAAGTTCTGCACATCTCTTTAGAAAGGCTACTCTATCACTAACTACTAAAACTTTATGACCTTTATGAGCATACGCAGCAGCTAGCATTGATACTGTATGTCTGTACTCCTCATTACTCGCTAGATTTGTAACTCTATTAGCCCAAGGTATTCTAGCCCCATCCATAAATCTTATCTCAGAATGGAATAGATTTACTACTGGAGCCATGAAATTCTCTTTAGGGGGCTTAAGAACATTAGGACTGAAGTAGTCTCTAAAGACAACGTGTTTTCCGTCTTTACGTTCTATAGTACCTGACAAGCCAATTTTATATCTACAATAATTTGTATCCAGTATTCTGGAAAAAGTGGGGCTACTAACGTGGTGCATTTCATCGAGGATGAGAGTTCCGAACTCTTTGCGAATTTTATCTATATTTCTATATAGGGTTTGAATATTCCCTATCACAATAGGACTATCTATATCAAACTGTCCACTACCTATGATTCCAGGTTTAAACCCAAATACTTTTTCAACTTCCTTTGCCCATTGATTTCTTAGGGGTATAGTATGAACTACTACTAATGTTTTCTGCCCCAACTTGCCTGCGATTGACAGCCCAGTAAAGGTCTTGCCCCAACTTACCCATGCGTTTATAATACAGTTATCTTCTACTGTATCATGTACTTCTTGTTGGCTTTTTCTTAAATCAAATTGGAACTCAGGAAATGACTCTGGTTTTAATACTCTTTTATCTACAATCTCATGCCCATGTGGTATTAAATCAGTGCGCCCTATAGGAATTGTTACGATGCCTGGACGTATAACTGCCATGTTTTTTATTACTTGTGGAACCAGGTCCTTTGGATTTTTTGGAGGTACTATATATGTAAGTTCCTTATCTAGTTCTTCTTGAACTTCTGGAGTTACATCTAAATAAATCCTGTTACTTAGTACTGCTTTCATACTTTCCTCCGAGTGCCTTTCTTTTCATTTTCAGAATACTCGTATATAATCCAAGGATAATCTCTTAAAAGTAACACTCCTGCCCATAACATTTCAGGCTCAGGAGGTCTAGGTACAGTAAATGGGATCTTCCATTTATCTATCCAAATTAGAGAAGCTGTAGTTTTTCGTTCAATCTTTCTTATTTTTCTATACTTTAACGGTAACATTAAAGTTTTTTGATATATAAAAGGAGCCCCATTACTATCTATAAAATAATAATTGGGTTGTTTTAAAATACCAACTAAATTATTTATTGATTTTCTTAAAGGTAGGAGCCCTTTGTGAGGGGTTTGAAGCCTTCTTTGTCCTAATGTCTTCCCTGACATATTCCTATCGTCTACCAACTCTCCGTCTAGGTATAGTAATCCGTCTGTTAAGTCCCAGTTACTTGATGGTAGAATGAATATTGGAAACTCTACTCTATCCAAGGTTTTGTACGTTATTACCATTTCAGATAGAGAAACTCTTTCCTATTGTAAAGACAAATGCTTCACCTTCTGTGGCTGTACCATAGGAACTAACCTGGTCAGACAATTCATCGCTATTAAAAATAGCTGCAACGCCAAAATCAATATCTGAGATCGTTGTGCCCCATCCAAGCTCTAGGTACTCACCAGCAAACTCATCACCAAAAGAACCGAACGTGCCATAAAAGCCGTTATCCCCTGAAAGAGTGACTGCTAGAAAATCGTAATCTTTTGATGCTTCATGTTTGAAGCCTTCCCACTCTCCAATAGAGTACTCAATAGAAACTACGCCATATTCAAAGTTGAAATTAACTTCTTCATAGGTATCATCAAATTCACCTGTATAGTAATAACCAGTAAAACCTGCTCCTAGAGTGAGTCCAAAATCAGTCTCGTAGTTATACCCTACTAAGGCATCAACTTCTAAGCCATCACCTACATCTGCAGTCCAACCACCTGCGTAAAACCCGCCGTTACTATAGTCTATACCAGCACTACCAGAAGAACTTTTCTGTAAGATTCCGCGATAATAGTACTCTGAGGCATATCCAATATTGTAAGATACTTCAGCTTCGGCTATGGGAATAAACAATCCGCTTGAAGCGAGTGCTATTCCTGCTGCTAATTTTTTCATGTTACTTCTCCTGTCTTATTATTAATTTAAATGGGTTCCATACTGATCTTCGAACTTACCCATTGAGTAGTCATCCCCTACATCAAAGTCGCATCCTATAGGAGCGCCCGAAATAGATAGACCTCGATCTCTTTGAATAAAGTGCTGTAGATAATCCATATATGTATCTAGTTCTCCATCTGGTACTTCGGCTAATATGGAGTCATGTACTAAAGCAAATATTTTAGCTTTCATATTGTTTGCTTTGATATGTGCATCCATCTCTATTGCGCCGAGGAGGTTAATATCAGAAGCAGTAGACTGCACCAGAAAATTAAGACCACTCCTAACGGTATGGCTTCGAATAGCCTTATCTTCACTTTTAACATTTGGTAATCTCCTTTTGCGTCCGAAAAAACTATACACAAATCCATTGGCTTCTATAAATTTTTGGCTTTTTTCAATCCAGCTTTTTAACTTGTGGAATTGTTTAAAATAACTATGTATAACTTCAGATGCTTCTTGGACACTGAAGTATTTCCCAGAGTCCTTTGTGACTTGTTGACTTATTTTATGCGGCCCGGCTCCATACATGATTCCAAAAGTTACTGCCTTGGCAGCTTGTCTTTTGTAGGGGTATAATTCGGCTACTTCTGATGCCTCACACGGCAACTTAAATACTGTCTTAGCAATCGTACTGTGAAAATTTCCGCCCTCTCGAAACACATTCATAAGTGCCTCATCGTTTGCTAACTTTGCAGCGACATATACTTCTGCGGTTGTTAAATCCATTGCAACTATCTGCGACCCCGCAGAGGCTCGTATACACCCTTTGACAATAGGATTGTCGCGAGGAATTTGTTGCATATTTAACTTACCGCTACTACTAAGACGACCAGAAGTAGTAGAGTGGAGGTTGAAAGAAGTCCTAAGACGCATATCCTTATCCAACTGCGGTATGATTTTGTCCAGATAAGTATTTTTAATTTTGGATTTTTGACGGATTGCCAAGATATGTTTGGGAATTTCAGACTTTTCTGCGAGTATACCAAGGACTTCTGCGTCTGTTGAATTTGCACCCGTTCCAGTTTTTTTACCAGTAGGATTAAGGCCAATAAAGTCAAACAAAAGGCTCCGAAGTTGTACAGTGCTATTAGGGTTAAAAGGTTTTCCATTTAGTTTCTCGAACTCTGAAATTCTACCTTCGCTATACAAGGCTTTGATGGCTTCATCAATATTTTGCTGCATCAGGTCTTGGGCTATAATTAGCCTTTCTTTATCAAAAGGCACACCATTTTCTTGAGTAGTCAATAGAAATTTAGTACCTGGAAGTAATAAGTTTTTATATACCCAAGCAAGTTTCTCATTCTCTTTAATCTTTTCAAACTTTTCAAATAGTTTAAATGTAACTAACGCGTCCATCGCGGCATATACTTTCATGATATCGAAAGGAATTTCGCCATACTGAAAGTCAGCTTTAAGTATTCTATTTTCTTTTCTGTACTGATCTATCCAATCATGCATTGGCTTTTCGTAATCCCCATAGGGAGTATACTTTAACGCTAATGATTTTAAGCCATGATGACCTGGATTTTCATTAATTAAATAAGACAGGAGCATAGTATCTTCTATGTTTGGAAACTTAAATCCAAAATGATACTCAAACCATGCAAGGTCAAACTTAGCGTTATGGAAAATTACAGTTTTCTTATTAAATAATTCTTGTAATTTTGATTCTATTGCTTCATTAATACAGTTGGTATCAATGTAAGCGGCTGTTTGTCCATCATAACATAAAGATAGTCCTAACATATATCCATTTCTAGGATATAATGATGTTGTCTCTGAGTCGAGAGCTATGAAATCATCCTCATATGCGAGGGCTTTATCTATAAATTCTTCTGCTTCTTTGGAATCTGTAATTCCAAAGGCAATACTGTCATCAATTATTACATCCTTTATTTCGCCATTAATATACTTAATGATGTTGTCTTTTGAAGTTTCCCAAGTCTTTTTAGCTTCGGGTTTAAAGGCGAGCATGGCAGGATTGATTACTGGTAAAAATTTATCTTCTACTTTCTTACCAGAATATTCTGTAACTGAATTGATTTTAGTGAAGTATTTTAATGATTCACTTCCTACTAAAATAATCCAATCATATAGTGAGGTGTCTATGTCAATATCACAATCTTTTTTTAATACTTTCTTGATTGCAGGATTTGAACATAATTGAAACTGATCGAAAGAGAACTCTCCTCCGAAATGTTGAATGTAATCTGTTCTACTGGGTTTAGTTTCTACTAATGCAACTTTAGGCATATAATTTACTCGTTAATTTATCAATTTGGGACTGTACTAGTGCTCCTGGGTCAGTATGCTTCAAACATATATTCCTAGAAAGGAGACCAACTCTCTCACACATAGCTTCTACTTTTTTAGCAGCTTCCTGACCGGCATCGTCTCCATCGAAAAAGACATCTATCCCTGATGCGCCTTGTATAGAAAGCATACTTAATTTCTCTTCATTTATATTCTGTGTACCAAAACAACATACTGCATTTGTCAGTCCTTTATCATGTAAATTTATTACATCATATATACCTTCTACCAGAATTATTTTTCCACGCTTAGGCGTTACTGTAGGAAAGAGGGGCATTTTAGCTCCTCTAGGACTGATTTTATATCTAGGTAATCCGTCTGTTAGATGTCGCCCATTAAAAGCAACTATCTTACCAGACATATCTCGTATAGGAAAATTTATTCTATTAATATAATCTGGGTTGGTATGTTGAAACGCCTCAAACTTTCTATAAGTATCTGGGCGTATGTTCCTCCAATTACCTAAGTATGGAGTATAGTTAAAAGGAAAAGATAAACCAATACTTTCTGCCCTCTTCTCTATAATTTTTTGCTTTAATAGCTCTCGGCGTACTTGTAAGTGGTTTATCTTTTCGTTAAACAGGGTGAGTATACTACCTTTATATCCACAAGAAAAACATTGAAAAACTCCCGTGACTTTATCTATCCTCATACTTGGATTGGAATCATCATGTTCAGGACTCAAACAATGTACTAGGTAATCGTTACCCTTGGGGATATATTTAATTCCCTTTTGTTCTAAAATCTCATCAATCATACTAATGCGTCTAAAATTTGTTCTGCTTCATACAAGACTGCTCTTTGATCATCGTCTAAAATATACTCATAGATCCTTAGCTTAGTTGCATAGAAATCTATGTCTTTTAGATTTACATCGTTTAGACTTTCCACTAGATTATGACAATATTCTTGTGCTCTATTGTCTGTTGCTTCTTTTGTTATCATAGGTTATACTCTCATTATGATATATTATACTAAATTTCAATATAAGAGTCAAGAAATATTTTTAGATGTCATCAATTTCTTCCCCAGTCTTACTGCTCTCATCCTCTTGTTCTTGAGGAGTCAATGCAGATTCTGGACCAATTTTTAAGCTTCCCCAATCCATTGAAGAAGTAAAAGACTCCATAGATGCGGATCTCATTTTTTGACATTTAAATGAAATTACAGGTACTTCATGCCCATATGTTTCTATGGAAAATGCAGCGTCTGCAGCGTCTAGAATTCCTTTTGCAAATCTAGCCTCTCCCGTAGCATCAATTTGATATGGGGCTAAAACAGGTACTTCATGTTCTTGCGCCATAGATTTTAATGCTTTACTAACTTCTATCTGTTCTGTCCAATCATATTGACCACCTCTAGAAGGAAGAGCGGAGCGTTTTACTTGATTTATATAGTCTACAATAACTATACCAGCATTTAAACTTTTTACTTTCTTAGCCATATCAGCTTTTATCTTACCTATAGTAAGACTAGGCTCATAAATAACGTCTAATTGAGTCGGGAGAAGCTCATTTTCAGTTAATTTAGTATGAAATTTATCAAAGTTTCTATGTTGTTTATAATCTTTCAAACGCTCTTCTCCATTGTTGAAGCGGTTTGCCCACCACCCAGCTACCCGTTCCCACTCTTTGATATTAAGATTCTTATTTCTTAAACGAGCAATAGGGACACTGGTAGCAATACTACAGCATCGTTGTAAGATTTGTCTACTATCCATTTCTATAGTGAAATAAAGAGCAGATTTTCCTGTTGCAATAATACTATTTGCTATGTTAGAACACGTAATAGATTTACCTCCACCACGTTTGCCTCCAATTAGTATCAAGTCTCTAGGGGAGAACTGCATGAAACTATCGTAGTTATCGTTTAATCCAAGGGAAATATATTTATCGAGTTCTTCCTGGGGCTCAAACAAGGGAATATATTGCATACTTTCCTCGGGATGTTTAAGCTCTACTTTGTCCTCTATGCGGAGAACAATTTCATGAAGATGGTTGAGTGTATCTTCTGCACTATCAAATGCAACAGAATACTCTACATATTTTTCAAGTTCATTTAATACTTCTTTTTGGGTGTACTCATTCTTTAAGTATTTAAGAAGCATTTCAGCTTCTGCTTCAACTTCAATACTATTTATAGCAAATAATTTTTCTTTTGTACTACCGTCACGAATGGAGTATTTTAGATCATCGAACTTGGGGAGTTTGTGGTGTTCATCACAGTGGCTACTGATTATACTGTGTAAGGTATGGTATTCGGAAGGTAAATAATGCTTTCGTAAAATACTCCAGGTTTCGAAATCCTGTGCATCAAGAATCTGCTTTATTAAAGCACTAGCAATATTCAATTGAGTTCCCCCGAACTTAAAAAAATAAGTGCTAAGAAAGTTCCTAGCACTTATCAGTTAACTATTAACTGGCTGCGGCTGCTGCTTTCTCTCTTCGAGATGCACCATCGTAGTCAGAAGCAGAAATACCACGTCGAGTAAGCATAGTTTTTACGCCTCGTACGGTTTTACCGATTTCGGTAGATATTTCTTCAACAGTCATTGATTCAATATCAGCAATTTCTGCTAATGGATCAACTCGTGTGCCAGACTTAGTTGTTTCCTGGCGGGGGATTGCAGCAATAGTACCTGCACGAAGTAAGCTAAGAGCTTTACCACGAACAGAATTTACTGAGCGATCAAGAGCGGCGGCAATTGCTTCAACAAAAGCGCCTTCGTTTACTAACTTAACAAATGTAACTTCTTCAGCGTCAGAATAAGTCTTAACAGTTTCCGGCTTAGGAGTCGGCTTGATATGACTAGTCAATTCCATAGACAAGATTTTGCCTTGGATTTGCTTTGCTGAGAATTTGCCATCTGCAAAATTACTTGCGACATCAGCATAGGTATAAGTACCACTATTGTCGGTTACAAATGATTCTAGGATGTCTTCTTGAACATCTGAGAATGCTTTGGTTGAAGTTGTAGAAGCTAGTTCTACTTCATAACCCATTTTGCGTAGTTTACTAGAAACTGAACGGGTTGAGGTTTCAAGGTTATCAGCAGCATCAGCTACTGTTGCTTGAGATACAGGAGTCTCGTCTCCTACAAACGTTTCGAGCGCGCTTGTGCGCTCATCATTCCACTTAGGAACTGCCATGTCTTTCTCCAATATAATCTTTTAGATTAGTGACAATTTGAATGCCTTTTTCTAAGGCTTTAAAGGTTTTTGCGGTTTCTACTCCAGTCTCGTTGACTAAAATAGTTACATCATTTGTTACAGAGCTTTTGACTATGTAACCCAGATTCTCTAGTTCTGTAGTTGCTTCTGCTTTAGTTTTATAACTAAAAAGCTTTCCAGATAAACAAATTACTCCTACTGTAGAGTTTGCACTCTTTTGCTCAAAAAGCATATTGTGAGGAAGATTTTGTTTATAATCTAAAAAATCTGTTTCTAACCAAGCCATTAGATTATCGGTCGTTATGGTTCCGAGTCCCGCTCTCTTGCAAGATTCTGCGGTTATATCATAGATACTTCTACAGACTTCGGCAAGTTTAGCTGCGGCTGTTTTCCCGACTAGCGGAATACTAAAAGCAGGTAGCAGTAAGTTTGCAGGGGCTTTGGTTGAGTTTTCAATCTCAGCTAGTAATTTACTAGCTAGTTTTTCTGAATTAAGGGCTAAAGAGGCACTAGCTTCATCTAAATTGTATAGATCTGTTATATTACTTAGACCTAATTTTTCTATAGACCTCGGACCGAGTCCTTTGATATATAGTGATTTAGCAAAGTGCTGAATTCTTTTAACTGATTTAGTGGAGCAATACTCATTCTTGCAGAATAATAAATCATTGACCCATTCAAGTATAGAATTGCACGAAGGGCAGTTGCTAGGCACTTGAATTTTTTCCACTTGTTTAATCCTTTTTGATTGAAGCGTATATTATACTAATGATTAAGGTAAAAGTCAAGAAGTATTTTTTTAAAGGTTGTTAACCCCATTGGTTTGCCATTGCATCAGCTAGTCCTTGGTAGGTCAATGATCTGTCTTTGCCTCTAGTTTTACTTGGTCCTAACTTGTTCTGACCACTATCAGTTTGGTTCGACCACCTTCGGTAAATTTTTCCGTTCTTTATTACTTCTCTACCTTCAATTAGTTTGGTTGGTTTTAGAGGTTTAAGCCCCCTCAACCACAGACCAGTTTTCTTACTAGCATCTTCTCCGAAATGATATGGCTGTATATACTGAGGCTTAGGCATAAAGTCTAATCTAGTATTTATACAACCTACGGGATTCTCTAAACATATTTTTGGAATACCACTAGACCATAAATATGTAATAAACTCTAGGGCTGCTTCTGTTTTTTCTGCTCTGCCTTCGATTCTATTATTCCAATGTAGCCCACTGGAACAGATGTAGGTACACTCAGGATGGGCTATCATCATATCCCAATCTTCAAAGAGTATGTCTAACACATCACCCTGGATATGCTTGCCAGGTCTTTCTGTAGGTAACAGATCACAACTGGTTGCATCATGTCCTTTTGCAGTAAAAGCATCTCTAACAATACCACTATATTCACACGCTATTAGTATTTTCATTTATTTATCCAACAGTCTAATACTTGTTTACCTAAGTTAGGGTGTACACAATTTCTTAAAACTTGTGCAGGATCGTGGTTCCCTCTATAGTATAATTTGTCATCATAGTAAATACCCAACCAATCTTGTAATTCTTTTTTACCTTCTAAACTAGATTTCATTATGAATCCAGAAGGTTGAGGTACTATATCAGCTACAATAGGAAAGTTACTCCAAAAATAATGTCTGCCTATTATTGCTGTGGGTGGGATTAATGGAGTGTAATAAGGTTTTACATTCTCTACTACCCAGCCTCCTTTGAAGTTATGTTTGAGAAAAAGAATTTCCTCGTACAACTCCATATTAGCATACTTCTTTACCTTCTGAATCCTAGACATTTTTGAATGAGTTTGACATGGAGGACTACTCCATATAAAATCTACTACATCATAAGTGTCTAGTAAGAACTGGTGGGCATCTTCTACAAATACTGTATCATCTGGATACAAACGTTCGTAACACTCTGCAATATTCTGTTGATTTTCAACTGCAACAACATCTACATCTTCCCAGAGTTTTCTGTTTCCACCCACACCAGCATATAGATTTAGGACTTGAATCATCTTATTATAGGCTCTAATTCATCTTGCATTATTTCTGACTCTGTAAGAGGCTCTATCCGTCTTACTATTCGAGGGATGATTTCTCCTGATCTAATTACTTCAACTTGACATCCTATCTCTAAGCCCAGCTCATCTATAATACTAATATTATGTAGAGTGGCTCTACTTATTTCTGCGCCTCCTATTTTTACTGGATCTAGAATTGCTACTGGACTAACTCTTCCGCTCTTGCCTACCTGCCATGTCACCTTTCGTAAGGTAGTTATAGCAGATTCAGTTTTATTTGATTTGAGAGCAAATGACCCTCTAGGGTGTTGAGAAGTAAATCCTTGCATATGATGGTTTGCAAACTTGTTTAGTCTGTACACTATCCCATCAGTTGGGTAGGTAATATCTACAGCTTCTAATACTGTAACGAATCCTGCGTGTCCGTAGGAATCCATTTCTTCAGTCCAGTACTCTTTTCTGCTAGGCTCTGCACCATAGAGAACAAATTGTATTCGTCTACAGGCAAACTCTGCGATGCTTTTTAGATTTAATGCACCGGCTGCATAGTTTCTAGCATTAGGTATTTCTTTTGGGGCTACTACTTCTCCTGTTAACTGTACCACACCTTCAACAACAAAATTTAATTCATTTGGAACTAAAAGTTTCATTTTATCTGTTATATCTTTACCTACTTTACCATCTCCTCTGGTGAGGGCTAGTTCTAGACGTCCGTTTATATATAATAAAGATACTGCCGCGCCATCTAATTTAGGGCTACAAACAACTTCTGTTTCTGTTCCTTCATAAGCTTCGGAATACCAGGTAGGGGCGTCTTCTAGGTTGAATACTTTTTGTAGAGAACGCATAGTAAAATGGTGAGGGACACCGTCTGTAACTGTATGTCCTACACTATTATAGTCATGTTTTTTTGCAAGGATATCAAACTCCGAATCTTTGATGATTGGAGTTCCTTCATAATAGAGCTTGCAAGCTCTGTCTAAAAATTTGTGCATAAATGCTCCTATTATTTTATAAGTATATTATAGAATAATTTAAGGGAGTAGTCAAGTTTTAAATATAGATATCGTTAATTAAATCTTTGAAGTGTTCTTCTATAATTTCTTTACTTTCTGCTAGGGATAGAATTTCGATCAAAGCTACAAACAACTCCTTAGAAGTTTCTATAGACATAGGAAGATTTACTCCTGCATTAGAAGGTTTCCATTCTTCGTTAAAGTCTAAATAATATTTTCGTATACTTAGATACTCTACAAATCTGAAAGTACTTATACTTAGACGGACCTGCTCTTCTCTATCCTGGTCATAATAAATAACTTTAGTATACTCTTCAGGGGCTTCGTGTAGTTCCATATTAGTTCTTCAAAATAGATGATAAGGGTACTACACTTGTAACGCTCTCGGCTCTTAGAAGTCGATAAGAATCAGTATCCCAACAAAAAAACAGCAAAGTATCTGCTGTTTCCTTGGCTCTGCTTTTTTTGCAAGCAATATAAGGAGTACTAAAGTCCAATGTACATACATTATATTTCAGCTTTTTAGAATTCTGACTTCTATAAGTAATTACCGCGTCCCCGTACTCTGCTACCAGAGCGCGTAACTCTTGTTTTTTCACATTAACTCCTTTAAGTGTAGGTTAGCAAAATTTTTTACTGTGCTTTCTGAAAGGTGTTAATATTATACACAACTATACACTGACTCAATCAGTGTATAGCTATAGTATTAGAATTACGCTACAGAACTTATAACGCCTGCAAAATACTTAGCGGCCTTGCCAGTTAATTTGCTGACAATATCTTCATCAACAGTTTGACCAGCAGAGGTTAAGGCTGCAATTAGTTCTTGTTGGGCATCGGCTTTTGATACACGCGGGGAGGCGCTGCCGTTACTTGTTGCTGCTGAAGCAGTAGTTTTACGAATGTAAACTCCTGCTTTAGTTAGAATCATACGAACTCCATTTGGAGATTCTTCGTACTCTTCTGCTATATCCTTTACAATTTCTACACTTGTTTCTGGTGTAGGATCGGCATTTTTATATGCCTCTATCACATCTTCTTTCTTAGTATCGTCCCAAGCCATGCTTGTACTCCTTGGTTAATGTTTCAAATATCAAATCTATTATATAAAAATTTTAACATAATTG